TTACATTACCACCAGTGTCAGCAGTTGTAGAACCACTAACCTGTACCTTTGAAGTACCACTGATCGTTACATTACTATTACCACTGGTAACCTCAGTTACGTTATTCTGATTGTTAATGGAAACTGCCTTTACTCTATCAATAGTGGTTGTACCACTATTTTTCTCAGTTACATTACCAACTTTAACCTCAGTTGTAGTGCCGCCAGTAGTACCGCTGTAGGTAAGTTTTACATCGTTATAAGAGTTTCCACTTGTTGACTCCTGCTTATCAGCAAGGTTAGTCTCAGTTACTTTACCAGCCTTTGTTTCAGTAGTTGTACCACTGTGACTCTCAGTTACATTACCGATCTTGATCTCAGTGGTAGTACCAGTTGTATTAAGGACATAATTGCTACTGTTGTTCTCAGTAAGTACACCAGTAGTATTCTCGGTCTTTGTAGCAAGGTTATTCTCGATTACAGCACCTTTCTTAGTCTCTGTCGTAGTTCCGCTATGACTCTCTGTTACGTTACCTACCTTAACCTCAGTTGTAGTACCACTTACATGAAGATTCTCAGTACCGATCTTTGTTGTTCTTGTGGTTGCACTTTCATTAAGTGTTGTTACAGTCTCATTCTCATTTGTAACCTTCACTGTAAATGTCTTACCAGTACGTGTACCCGTCTGATCACCATCAGTAATAGTTGTATTACCGCTAAGATCTGTCTTATCGGTTACTGTAAGTGAGCTGAATATTGGATTTGCACCGTTCATTGCATAACGGGACATATCAATATAGAAACCAGCACCATCACCAATGGTTTCTCCACTCCAAGGGTTGATAATGTTTCCATATTTATCCTTTGCGTTGTTTACCTTGTCATATTTGCCAGTATTCTCAGCTGCAACTTGGTTAAGTTTAATGATAATCTGTGACTTGTTTTCAAGAAGGTCATCATTTGTGATACCATATGAATTATATGAATCACCAGTTCCCGGATCTGCACCATAAGTACTATTAGCTGTTCTACCCTTCACGTAGCCCTTATAAGGCATAACTTCCTTTCTCTCCATCCAAGTAATCATCTGCTCGTCTGAAGAAAATCTTACTACCTTGTCATTTGAACTTTTAATTGAAAGGAATTCTTTTTTGTCTGCGTTGTTAACCGCAATTTCACCAACAGCAAGTGTTGCTGGTGTTGGTTGCCTATCCGCAATACTGCTATGGATATGTTGCAACTTTCTTCTGTCTCTTGCCATATTGTAATTTCTACTTAAATAAGTTATTAATAAAAGCAAGTAAAGACTTGCTTAAACATTTTATAATAAATATTATTATAAAGAAAAAAGAGCACCCGTTTGGATGTCCTTTTGTAAGGTTTATATAAAAATGTTATTTTTTTGACTATATTTATCACGCCAACGTGAAAATTATTAAATTTCTATCTTGTTTTTTAATTAATTAGTTTTATATTTTATATACTATGGGATATGTTTATTTAATAGGGGAAATTGGTAATGAAACCAACTATAAAATTGGATCTACAAGGGCAAAAGATGTAAATAATAGACTCAAACAACTACAGACAGGAAGTTCATCAGAACTATACATCAAGGAGTCGTTTGAGACAGAATATCCTTTTAAACTTGAAAAAATGCTCCACAATCACTTCAAAGAGAAGAACCTTATAGGTGAGTGGTTTGAGCTATCAAAAGCCGACACAGAGGATTTTAAAGAGATCTGTGAGGATAAAATCAAAGTTATAGAATCATTGAAAAACAATCCATTTTATTTCAAATAAAAAAGCAGTGAACGATGTCACTGCTTTTTCTGTATAAGTGGCTTTTTATCTGCTGCATTTAATGTGTTGGTCATAGACCTCTTATCAGCTGCTTTTCTCTTTTTCTCCTGTTCTTCGTGTTCTATCCAAGCTTTATTCATATCATTTACCTTTAATGCCTTTTCTCTACCTTCACCAGGAGGGTTTTTACTAGTTGCGTTGTAGTAACTATCTATTAAATCCCAGGAATCTCTATCATCTGCGTAATGTGTTACCCTGTTAGGATTATCATTTTGGTCATACCAATGTTCATTATCAAATTTGTAAGAATTAAGCCCATCATCATAGTTGCATACGTCACTATATCTAACCATCTTATTCATCAATTCATCCTCTCCTATTGGTATGATAACATTTGGATTGAAAATACATATTGATTCTACATCCCAACTATATAGTTCATCCATTTCACTATTAAAAGTATTTCTCAAAGTTCTAACAGCATTCTCACTTGCATATATTCCGTCATAACCCTTAGCTAGAAGTGAAATGAAATCTATTTTCTTTTGTTTTCCACGCACACGACCCTTATCATCACGCTGATATGCCGTTGATATTTTCTTCAAATCATTTATATTATCTATTGAATATATTTTTGTCCCAGGTCTAAGTTTAAAGAAAAAACTATATTTCATCTTATCAATAGCAGAAGTAAAGTTTTCTTCCTTACACCATTGTTCCCAACCCAAGTTACTATCTATTGGAGAAGCCCATAAACCATTTCTACATTTGTTAACCATCTGAATCTGCCAGTCATACTCAATACCTTTAAATTTTTTCATATCAAATTTTTCTGGTAAATATGTAACAAACACTATATCTTGATTGAATTTCATTTCAACCATTAGTTGTTTTAGTTTTGCCTCTGTTAATATAACTTTTTTCATTACAATTCTTTTTCATATAAATACACAAAAAAAAAGAGAAACTACTAACGAGTTTCTCTCTCTTACAATTATTTTCATTTAACAAGATATTTTTTTCCATCCTTGATATATATCCCCTTGTGTAACCCTTCAAGAGTATTACCAACCTTGCGCCCTTGGAGATCATAAACAGAGCCATCTTTGATCCTATTAACCTCAACGGAGTTAATTGCCGATGTATCCTTTGGTTTTGGTACATATCTGTATGTATGCTCCTTCGGAGGTATAAACGCTAACAAGGTCAAATGTTCATTATAATCAATCAACGCACCACTTTTACCTATTTTCTCCCATAAACTTGGCTGTAAAATAACATATAGACCCTTTTCAATCCAACAGTACATACCATTTTCATCACGTCCATCAATGACATATGTATGAACCCCACCACTAGCCACAACAGGAATACCCCTCTCTAGATATTTATCAAGGAAATTCCAATAATCCTCATCCTTGATTGGTATATATTCCCAATAAGAAGACTCCAAAGTTTCACCTGTGTGCTGTATCCACTCACCTCCAAGAAACTCTGCTTCCTCGTATTTGTAGATGTCCTTCATCACTTTTTCCCAATCACACCAATATTTCATATTATTTGTACAAGTATTACCTGGTTTATAAGTAGCCTTGACTGCACGTCCAACGTGGTAACACAATTCAGCAACAGCTTTTGACTCTTCATCAGTCCAAGAATCATTGTATTTCTCATTTCTTATTAAGTCCCATTTAAAATCCGTGTATGGAACTGGTATGTCTCTTATATACGTAGAAGCTGTCTCACCCTCTTTCTTAATTTTATATGTTGTAATAAACTCATCCACACTATCTGGATATTTAAAAAATGCCATCACCTCTGATATTGCAACTGGAGAACACCCAACAAGTGCATGAATATCTGATCTAGATCCTTCTTCATAAAGTATTGGACAATATTGGTTCAATGGTGAATTTTGTCTCCATACATAATCCATCAGACAAGGTATTGGAGTCGTATTCCTTGGAACATACTCTACTGGAATTTCTCCATATGCCTCTCCCCTAGTGCTGCCCTTAACCTTTAATATCGGCAACAGTTCTTCCAGACCTTCTGGAATGTTATTCTCATCAATGGACTCTTCCTTTGAATACGCAAGAACCTCTGGCAATCTATCGTCGCCACTGATGATGACACAACCCTTTCCATCTTCCGCATTGAAGATATAATAAGGGTTATAAACCTCTTCACCACGAGTTGTTGCACGTGGTGCTTTAAGTCTCTTATCAGCAAAAAATTTCTGAGCCTTCTGGAAAGCCTCACTCTCTGATACACTTTGTGCATTGATTGACAATGATACGAATGCACACAACAGAACTAAATACTTTTTCATAACACTTATATTTTTTCCGCAAAGGTAGCAAAAAAAATTGAACTAACAAACTATTAGTTCAATTTTTATTCTTTTTTAACATTCTCTCGGCAATCTTCTCCTTCACAAGTTTCTTCTGGAGTTCCTCGGCGATCACATCACCATGACAAGCGTTAGGCTTACAGAAGCACTGTAGATACACATCCTCACCATTCTTGTAATGCTCATAGATTTCATCAAATGCCTTGGTTAAATCCGGATCTTTACCATACTCCTCCTTGAAATATCTTCTGAATGCCTCTATAGCCTCCTCTCTTGTCTTGAACGAGAGCTTGGCTATACTTGTTCTAACACCGTTATGGGTAAATGGATTACCCAATGGATTTCCACTTTTAGATCTACCTATGTAAAAGTTGTTAGGCTCTCCAGTATGATCTTCGTTGTGACTATTATAAACTATAATTCTACCCATGACTTCTTCATTCCAGATGGTTTACCTCCAAGTTGAAATTCATATGTTTCGCCTTTCTTGAACGGACTCTTCAATTTTTTATCTACTACTATTATTCTCCTATCAAGCCAATAGTTCCACCTACGCTTATACATACACACATACAGTCCCTTTGCCTTATGAAGTTTAAAACGTGGCATACTTCCAAAGCTAACAAGAAGTTTATTCCACCTTGGGTTGTTCTGTCTCTTATTAACAAGATTTGGTGCTAACACAAATAGCCTACCCATAAACTCCCTAAGACTCCTGTTGTTCCTAGAGAGATAACCTTCAACGAAATCCGGCTTGAATAAAGGTCTCGTTCTAAAATATTTATTACCGTTGTCCTTTCCTATGATATTGCTGAAAAACAAGTATTCCTGGAATGTACACGTTTCCCTCAAAAAGGTCAAGAAAACCTGTGTTGCTGTCATACTTAAATCATAGATTTTAGTTTTCCAAGCAAGTCATTTATCTGTGCTGGTGTCTTCTTGGATAACTTGTTAAACACTTCAATTGCAGTCTCCCTATTGATCTCATTACTTCTAAACGCTTCTGCTGCATTGAGGATGGCATCAACCTGCTCCATAGGCATACCAAGTGTTGATGCCATTGTCTTCTTTACAAAAATATTCATACTATTTACATTTTTTGCAAAGATATATAAAAAATCTCAGAAATACAAATTTTACCCAAGAATTTTTTCCCTCACCTCATCAAGACCATTGATGATGATCGCAACGTCCTCTTTTGATAATTCCGTCTCATCAATGTAGTGACCGTGATTGTCATACATTGTCACGAGGAATTGTGAGCAATACTTATCGTATGCGATACTAAGTTTGTCTGTTTCAATAATTTTATCCATAATAATTAACTTTTGGATAATAAATATAACATTCTTTTCAAAAGTTAATAATATGTTACCAGTGCAGGATTCGAACCTGCGAGGGGTTTACCACCCCAATCAGAGCCAAAATCTGACGTCTTAATCCACTCGACCAACTGGCAATGTCGTGTGACCTCGGTGGGAGTCGAACCCATACGCCCTTTCGGGCACTAGACCCTCAATCTAGCCTGTCTACCAGTTCCAGCACGAGGCCATATAAGTACCCCTGGTGAGACTCGAACTCACAATGTTCTTACGAACAACTGGTTCTGAGCCAGCCCTGTATGCCATTCCAGCACAGGGGTATTTTGTAGCTAGAGAGGGACTCGAACCCTCACCCGAAGACCTGCTTTTGAGACAAGCGTGTCTACCAATTCCACCATCTAGCCATATAAAAAAACATCGTGATCCAGTACTTAACTGAAACACGATGCAAAGATATGGATTTTTTTTCTAATATCCAAACTTTTTTTAGATTTTTTAACGGATAATTCTCTTTTCCGTTCTCAGACCTCTACTTATAACACCTCTAGTGCCGTTACCAAGTGTATTTGCCTTCTTGACACTCTCGTTTCTTGGTGCTGTCTGATTCTGTTTGTTCTTACATCCGCATGCCATAATTATGATATTTTTAATAACGTTATTATAGACATACTCGAACATATCTAAGCATCGCTTACAGCCTTCCCATGATGAAGAACCGTCGTTCTCCACCTTACAGGGTAAGTCGTTGTTGCAACAACGACAACTGCTCTGCTAGCTGCAATATGTTAGAAATATATGTCATCTTTTATAAATATAACGTTATTTTAAAAATTATCAATATTTACTGCGAATTTATTTCATTTAATGCCTGTTGAACCAACTCATACTCATAACACCAACGCTTATATGAGATCGGATGAACATAACCTATCCTATTCCAGAACTTACCGTCTTCTGGATTGTAGAAAGCCTGTGTGATCTTATTGCCCTTCGTCAGAATCATTACAGTGGCAAATCTCTCCGGCTTCTGCTGCCTTAATGTCTTCCAGATACTCATAATCCAAGATAGTCTAAAATTGGATAACAATTCTTTCTGATCTCTTCTCTCTCGTCGTCAGTATATTTATCAACCTGTAACAATAGATAATCAACCTCCTCCCTAGCATTTCTAGGACAAGCATTCTTGGTATATCTGCCACATTCCCAGTCGATCACTGCTGCAAGCCAGTCAACCTTATTCAAGCCATAATGTCTTCCGGAGAATATATGGTGCTTATTATGGTGCTTGTGCCACTTCTGAACCTTCTTGTAATCTCCCCAAAAGAACTTTAACCAAGGTTTTTCAATATCATGGAGAAGGTATTTTGGCTTCCACACTCCAAGATTCCATGCAACCCAGTTATAAGCCTTCCAATGATTCCACCAGTAAGGTAATGTGCTTCTGTCTTCCTTATCAAACTT